GGTACGCTAGTCGGGCAGATAGCTCACGGCCAGCAGCTTACTATGGATCACCATTGTGAAGAGCTAAAAGACTTTAATTGGATAATTCAGGGCTTGGCAATGGATTACGTCAAACAGTTTTGCGCTCAGTCTGGTAACCCATTGAAAGGCAAAAGAGAAGTATTAACCGATGAGTTGTGGTCGGTGCATTCTTATGCTGGTGATTATAATCCCATACACGATCATGGTACTAAAACTATTATGGGAGTCTCCTGCACAACCTGGACAAAAGTACCCCAACAAATACTAGATCAGCCCACAGCAGGAAGCCCAGAATACAGCCTGTATAACTCCAGTGGTAATGCCGATGGGTGTCTGGCATTTAGCTATGGTCGCAATAGTTTATTAGATACAGAACGGTTAGCTCCCCCACAAAGTTTTATAATCAAGCCAGAAGTCGGAAAGTTTTTAATGTTTCCTAGCTGGTTGACGCATATGGTTTATCCCTTCGAGGGCGAAGGTGAACGGCGTACTGTCGCTGCAAATTTAAATGTTTGGAAGGTAGAAGATGATGGAACAAGGCACTGAAGAAATTGTAGACACAGAAGTTTTAGAGCAAACTGAGGTTACTCAACTACCTCCTAATCCTGAGATGTTAACCGCTCGTATGGACGATCTAAGAGAACAAATTGCTCAAATAACGCAGATTATTAATTCTAATCAAAAACAACTCGATACACACATGGCAGCGTTTAATTGGTATGCGCAACAACTAGAAGCGGTTACTCCGGAGCAAGAATAATGGCTGCAAAAAAATCTCAATCTAAAGTTTCAGATTCTCAGACGTTGAACGAGCTAAAAACGCATCAAAAAGAATGCACTTTAAGATACGAAAGGATAGAAGAACGGTTAAATGAAGGTTCTGAAAAGTTTAAAAAACTAGAAATGATGATTTGGGGAGTGTATCCGTTTATGGTTGCGACTATAGTTGCAGCTAAGTTTCTATAGTTGTGAGCTATGCCCTTACAAAAGTTTTTATTCAACCCAGGAATCAACAAAGAAGGAACCGCTTATACAGCTGAGGGAGGCTGGTTTGACGGTAATTTAGTTCGATTTCGTAAAGGACTACCAGAAAAGATAGGCGGGTGGGCTAAAAACTCTCTTAATGCTTATTTAGGAACGGGTCGTAAACTTCACGCGTGGGTTAATCTTCAAGGCACAAAATTTTTAGGTATCGGAACCCGTGTAAAACTATACATTCAAGAAGGTGATGCGTTTTATGACATAACACCTCTTCGTTCAACTACAAGCGCAGGGGATGTTACTTTTTCAGCGACTAACGGTTCTTCTACCATTACAGCAACAGACACGAACCACGGAGCAGTGGCGGGAGATTTCGTTACATTTAGCGGAGCAAGTTCACTAGGCGGTAATATAGGAGGTTCTGATCTTAATCAAGAATATGAAATAGCTACTATAACTAGTGCTAACGCCTACACTTTTACAGCTAAAGACACCACTGGTGCAACGCTTACTGCTAATGCCAGCGACAGCGGCAACGGAGGCAGTAGCGTAGTTGGAGCTTATCAAATTAATATTGGACTTGATACTTATGTTCAAGGTTCTGGTTGGGGATCTGGTACTTGGGGCGGGGGTACGTTTGGTTCTGTTAGCGCATTAAGTGCTTCTAGTCAATTAAGGTTGTGGTCGATTGATAATTTTGGTGAAGATATGCTTTCTTGCGCAAGAGCGGGGAATATTTTCTTTTGGGATAATACAGATACCGTTTCAGTTAGAGCTAAAGCATTAGAAGATCTTTCTGGGGTTAATTTACCGCCGACCGTAGGGCTTCAAGTACTTGTGTCAGATATAGACAGACACGCTATTGTATTAGGAGCAGACCCTATTAATACTGACGGGACTGCACGCACGAGCGTTATAGACCCGTTACTTATTGCTTTTTGTGACCAAGAAAATATATTGGAATGGGAACCTAAAAGTACTAATACCGCAGGATCTTTAAGACTTTCTTCAGGATCTCAAATCATAGGCGGCATAAGAGCACGTCAAGAAGTGCTTATTTGGACAGACACTTCGTTATACAGTTTACAATTTATTGGCCCTCCGCTGACTTTTGGACTAAATCTAATTAACGAAGGTGTGGGATTGATCGGGCCTAACGCAGCTGTTAATTCTCCTGCTGGTATTTTTTGGATGGATCGTAAAGGTTTTTATGTATATAACGGTTCTGTACAAAATATACCTTGTTCAGTACATAGCTATGTGTTTGACGATATTAACGAAGAACAAAACTTCCAGTTCTTTGGATTTTTAAACCGACAATTTAACGAAGTAGGTTGGTTTTACAGCTCTAGTGATTCTAACTTACCTAATCGTTATGCTGTTTTTAATTATGTGGATAATGTTTGGTCTATAGGACAATTAGATAGGACAGCATGGATCGATGAAGGAATAGAAAATAATCCTAGAGCCGCCGGTGAAGCAAACAGTAACTACTATATTTACGACCATGAAACTGGTAACGACGCAGACGGTTCTCCGATGACTAACGTATATATTGAGTCAGGAGACTTCGATATAGGAGAAGGAGAAGAGTTTCAGTTTATACGGCGTATGATACCAGACGTTAAATTTACAGGGACTGGTGGTTCTGGACAACAAATAAATACAGTGTTAAAGACCCGTAATTATCCTGGTGATTCTTTAGCAACAGATAGTACAAGCGCATTTACAGCAACTACTACGAAAATAGATATGCGAGCACGTGCAAGACAAGCCGTAGTTCGTTTTGAATCTGATGACGATGCTGCTGAAGGTGTGCAACTAGGAGTAGGCTTTAGAGTCGGTGGTACTCGTTTAGATCTTCGTCCTAACGGTAGAAGATGAGCAAGATACTACAAGGGCGTTTGCCTCTAGTTTCTCCGTATGTTCAGCAGTTCGTTGATGTAAATACGTTCAATAGATTCGTTCGTATATTAGAACTTAGTTTAGATGCGGTTGATTTTGACGCAACACCTCAATACACCGCCGAAGAAATAGATGAGTTACAGTTTCCAACAGGAGAAGTAATTTGGAACTTAACAGAGGAAGTTCTTCAAGTTTGGTTAGGTACTCGTTGGGAATACCTTTCTACACCAGAAACTTCAGGGTTAAGCGCAACTGCTACATTAGGAACCATACAGGTAATTGCAAGCGGTAATATAACGGTGGAGATTAACTAATGAGTGAGAAGTTAAGCGAGCATTTTACACTAGGTGAGTGCTGTAGAAGTGAAACAGCACAGCGGCATGGTATAGATAATACCGCTACTGGTGAGGAGCTAGAAAACTTAAAACGTGTTCTGGAGAATGTAATAGAACCAGTTAGAGTACATTACGGAATACCGTTTACTCTTAATAGCGGGTATCGATGTCAAGAATTAAACGCCGCAATAGGCTCGAGTTCTAACAGTCAGCACTGTAAAGGACAAGCAATAGATTTCGAGATTCCAGGGGTACATAACGATAAAGTAGCTCGATGGATAATAGATAATTTAGATTATGACCAGTTGATCCTTGAGTTTTATGATGGAGTAGACCCTAACAGTGGTTGGATTCATGTTTCTTATGTGTCTGTTGGAGAAAATAGAAACCAAGCTCTGGTTTATCATGGCAAGCAATACACGCCATTTGAATGAAAGGCACAATACTAGCCTTTATGTTAATTACCGTTATTGAGGGAAACGTAGCGCAAGGTTCAGATCAAATGTTGTTTAGAGATATTCATAGATGCCAGCAGTTTGCATATTGGATAGAACACAATTGCAGAGATACCCGTTGTAGAGGTGGTATTAAACAGCATAATATAACCGCTTACTGCAAACCAGTGATAACAGCAGCCAACCAAAAATTTTGGGATTGACTATGGTTAAAAAATTACAAGAAAATTCTGTTTGGGCTAAATACGATATAGACCAAGACGGAACAGTTTCAGATGAAGAGCTAGAACGAGCGACACAGATGATTGAGTTAGACTTAAGAGAAGAGAAACAAGACTCTCAACGCAGAATAGCGTGGGTAGCTATGTCTTCAATGGTGTTATATTCACTATTGCCTCTATTTCCTTTTGTGCCAGAAGAACGCCTCGCAACTTTGTCTTCTCTAAGCGATATGTTGTTCCTTAGTCAAGCGTCTATTATAGGTTTGTATTTCGGCGCGACAGCCTATATGTCACGTAAACCGTAGGGGTTTACTATGATTATTGAATCAGTCGCCGCTGCCGGTGCGATACTATCGACCATCTCAACGGCCATAAATAAATTAAACGAGGTCGGTGATGGAGCTGCGAAAGCAGTTGAGCTGATGCAAGGGTTTTCCGATGCGCTAGATTCTTTTGAGCGCGAAAAGAAAGATTCGGTTATTAATAACCTTAGTTCACAGGAGCTTTTAAAATTAGAATCAATAAAACACAGACGCGATCAGTGGGAGAAATCACTCCACGATATGCTCGTAATTCACGATCCGGCATTGTTACAACGATGGGATGAAGCTAAGGCTAGGCAGAAAGCTAACCACAAACGGCAGATGGAAGCAATCAAGGCGAGAGCTGCTGCTAGAAAGAAGATGATCCATCAGATATGGGTCATAATGGGTGTTACGGCTATAGGGTTACTTTGTGCATTTATATTAATTGGAGGGGTTATACTAATCTTTAAATGATGGGTTTTAAATTAAGTGCAGGACTAGGGTTGGCTTTATTACTTTTAGCAGGGTCGTTTAAGCTGTATTATGACAAGTCTCAGGCTGAGATTGATGCGTTTCATATAAGGTTAGAACAGTCAATCCAGAACCAAAAAACCCTAGAACGCACTATAGAAACTCAAAACGAAAACCTTAAAGAAACTATTAGAAACCAAGAACTTATGGTTGCTCAAATAGAAAAGCTAACCGATGAAAACCAGCAAGCACAGGCTGAGGTTGAAACCATTAGAAAAAAGTTCGCGAAGCACGATCTCAATGTGCTTTCTTTGAGAAAACCTGGATTGATCGAGAATATAGTGAACCGAGGCACGCGAGCCGTCGGAGCGGAATTTGAAAAACTTACTAACCCGTACCAGTTTAATGAAAGCTCTAATAGTATTAGTATTGCTCCTAATTAGTGGTTGTTCATGGTTCGGGGACTCAAAACCCTCGATACCTGAAGTCCAACCAGTAGAGGTTGTAACGGTTGTAAAAGATGCTCCTATGTATCATCCTCCGTTACCAAACGCAGTAACTTTTCTTCCCGTAGAATGGAAGATATTAACTCCTGAAACGATGGAGGAGTATTTAGAAGATTTAGAAGAAGGGAACGCTCCTGCAAACGCTTGGCACTCTCTTACTTCTAAGGGTTATGAGAACTTATCAGGTAATATTGCGGATATAAAACGCTATATCCGTCAGATGCTTTCAATAGTAAAATATTACCGAGAGTTTGACGAAGAACAGCAAGAGGAGCAAGAAACAGAGTAATGGCTTCTATATACAGTGATGAAATGAAAGAGAAGATTCTTGCGGATTTCTCTAGTAAAAACCCTAAAGTCTCTGCGTCTATTATAGAACGCTTCGGAGAAAACCCTCGTAGTAAAGGTCTTGGTTCGCTAACCGTAGAACAGTATCGTGATGCAGTAGATGCCCCTCTTTATATGGTAAATGGTGGTCAATCTTCTTTGTACCGAGCTCCCCCAGGAACTGCTAATGAGGGCGGTGCTTTCATGGATTGGCTTGGAGAACAAGGCACAGATGGTATGAGTCTTTCCGGTATACTGGGTCTTCTTAAAAATCTTTCCGCGTTATTTGAGGGTGATCCAAAAACTCCTAATAAAGCTCCTAGATACAAAGCACCTAAAACTGTTGATCTAAAAGGCATGGGCACTATAGGTATGGCTTACGGCGGTAGGCCAGAACGATATGAAGGAGGGGGTCTTATTTTTGACGGATTGACCTCTGGCCTAGGAAGTCTGTTTAAATTTATACAACCTTTCATGCCTTTTCTTAATGAATTATTAATATCTAAATACATAGATAAAGACGATGAAGACGAAGACGAAGAAATGGCTGAAGGCATGAACGACGGAGGAACAGTCCTAAACCGTAAACTGTTTCTTGGCGGCGGTGAAGTAGACGGGATCGGTGGTGAACGAGATGACTTAGTACCGATATGGGCCAGTGATAAAGAATACGTTGTATCCGCTAACGGAGTACGACGAATGGGAGGGGGCAACCACGCACGTGGAATTGCAGCCCTTGATAAAATAAATAACGATGGAAGGCTTGTCTAATGGCAGATCCAGCATATAGTTATCAGAGACCGGATGCTTATCTTTACAACCTGTTAGCCGGTACAGGAGGTCTCCTTCCAGGAGTTTCTGATTACTATAAAAGTCAATTTGAAAACTTAGGTGGACCAGATACAAGCCCGTTTACTTACACAGGCGAGCGTATTGCAGGATTCTCTCCTAGAGAACAATATGCAATGCAGCTTGCAGATCAGGGCGTAGGTGCGTACCAACCTTATTTCCAACGTGCTGCTGGATTAACCGAAGAAGCCCTCGCTACGCAAGGAGCAGGAGCTTCCGAAGCAGCAGCCGCGCTACGCCGCGCACAGGGTATGGGGGAGGACTATACCCGCTTAGGCTTAGATACGCTTAAAGAGGGCTATAGGCGCGGAGATAGGCTAACGGGAGAGTCGGCTAGAAGATTAAGAGATACGGCGGCGGCTGAATATGATCCGTCGACAGCCTATAAAAGCTATATGGATCCTTACGAGGATGAAGTAGTCCAACAAGCAATGAAAGATATTCGTGAATCTGCTGCCCAAGGCGATATCGGTCGACGAGCCAGTGAGATTGGCTCAGGGGGCTTCGGAGGTTCTCGTTCTAGGTTAACACAAGCTGAGTCTGAACGAGCAAGAGACCGTGGTCTAATGGAAGCAGTGTCCGGTATTCGTTCTCAAGGTTATCAACGTGCTCAAGAACAAGGTATGAGCGAGTTTGCTAGACGGCAACAGGCTCGACAAGATGCTGCTACAGGACTAGCTGGGTTAGGACAACAAAGATTTGGAATGGCTTCGGCTACAGGACAAGGTATCGGTGAAGGTGGCCAAGCTATGTACGGCATGGGTTTAGGTACAGGACAAGGATTACAAGCTATCGCTGACCAGTTAGGAGGAGCACAAACAGGTGCGGCAGGACAGTATCAAGGTTACGGCGCGGCGATGCCAGGATTAATAGCAGGCGATGTACAGTCTCAACTAGGTATCGGTGGTATGAACCGAGCTAGAAACCAAGCTCTAATGGATCTCAACTACCAGAACTTCGTAGGCCAGTACAACTTACCAGCTCAGTTGTTCCAAGGTTACGGAAACTTCTTAACAGGTGCAGGGCCATTACTAGGTGGTACAGGATACTCTGGTCCAACACAACAGACTGGTGGAACTACTGCAACCTACTCAGCTAATCCGTACAATTACTATAACTTTGGTGGGCCAGGATAATGGCATATCAGTTTCAACGAATAGGGCCAGCAGGAGGGAAAGGTCTCCCTTCGATTCAAGTACCTAAGTTACAAGCAGGCCCTAAACTGCAAACAGGCACACTTCTTAGGCCGCAAGATAAACCTGATAGTAAAGATCAACTCACCGGTGCGCTATTAGGAATGTTGGGGCCGTCTATAGGTAGGTTGGGTGTTAAAGGACTAGGTGCTTTAATAGGAGAAAAAGCTCCTGATTGGATGCGGCTAGAGGAACAAGATCCTAGAGTTACTGCGGAAGCATTTGATGATCCTGCTGCACTAGCAAAAATGTCACTACCGGAAAGAGAAACTTTTCAAAAACAAAAAGAATTAATAGACCAAGTTCTTCCTAAGTATAAAACACCTGCAAGACTAACAGGGTTTGGCCAATTAATAGAGGGGCTAGGTACTTATGCTCCTAGCTTTTTCTTAGACGAAGATTCTGCAGAATCCTATATAAAAGGAGCACAAGCTAGTGCTAAACGGTTTGGTGATTATGACGACTCTGTTTTAGACGCCGCATTAGCGCGGTTACAAAAACGCGGCGAGGTTATGGCTAATCGTCCTTCAGGGGAACAAAGAAAATTCGAAGGGGCTGTTGTTTTAAAAGGAGATAATAAAGCAACCCAAGTCTCACGAACAGGTCTAAGTTATAAAGACGGTAGAAATTACATATTAAGTCAAGGTGATCCTGAAATTGACTTAGATGCTGAAGGCAGGTTTGTAGAAACAGGTCAGTATTACTCAAATCCCCAGCTTTCATCTTCGCTTAGAGATAGACAAAGAGAAGCTGATAAACGTATTGGAACTTTTGTTAATAAAGAAAACGGACATAGCGAAACCGCATACGCTCGTGAAGTCTTCTCAGAAGATGGATTAGTTGGAACTGAAATATTTTTAAGACGAGGCCGCAGAGATCAAGACGGAAATTATGTTATAGAAGATATTGCTTTAGAAGACTTACCCAGAGACCCTGCTTCTCAAAACTTTAATAAAGATGGTGGATCTAATTGGGAACTTTATCAACATCGTTATGATTTAGCTCCTCCTCCTAAAGACGAAAAAGAATCAATTAGAGAACGGTGGGATCAATTAAGAGAGTATGAACACTCTGCTGAACAGTTAGCTTATTTTGCAACAAAAGTTAGAGGGTTAGATCCCTTAGCTTTCACCGGAACTGCTCAATTACTTAAAACTATAAACAGTTTAAAAACAGAAGTAAAAGCGTTAGTTAGTACTTTTGGAGGCCGTAGTTTTGAAGAAACGGTTGGCACAGCATTTACTAGAAAAGCTGGTGACGAAGCAGGGCTGGGAAGTCCTGAAGCTATTCGAATGTATGGAAATTTGCAAAAGTTCATAGATGCTCAAAATAAATATCAACCTAACGATCCCTTATTTGTAAAAGCTCAAAATGATTTTATACGGGCCATAGAAGCCTATGAAGCAAAAACTGAAGATCCTTCGTTAAAAGGTTTATTTTCAGGCATTGGAGACGACTTTTCTGACGTAGCTTCTGATGCGGTAATTTTAAAATCTTTGCAAATACAAATGGCGTATATGGCAGCAGCTACTGCTGGACAAACTGGAAGAACACTGTCAGATAAAGACTTGGCATTTTTCTTACAAGCTATTGGTTTTGAAGCTTCTCCGAACCCTGACGTAATTAAAAAATCTATGGCTAGTTTTATAGGGGATATCGTTTCTGCACAGCCTACTCGAGATACGTTTACCAGAGAATTTATAAGAAACCCAAACGCTGTTAATAGCTATTTAAAAGATGAATTGCGAATTTCTGGAAACTTGTTAGATAGGATAGAAGATCCTGAAACAAAACCTGAAGATAGAAAAGCGTTGGTTGCCGCAGTTGAATCAGAAATTAGAGATAAAACAGGGGACACTCGTTTTATTAGATTTGACCCTACAACTAACAAGTTTAAATATTTTGGTATTTTTGAATATAAAGAAGGAGAAAAAGACCTCATATATTTATCTGAGTGGGTAAAACCAGGAGGGTTCTTAGACCAAGAAGGTATTAAGTTTAGACCAGCAGACGTTATACGTGCAGCCTCTCCTGAGCTTCAAGAAAGAGAAGCAGATGCCACAGTTCGACCTAGTGTTAAACGAAGGAGAGAACCAGAAGATTTCACTGATTTTTAAATAACGATGGCTCAATCTCCTTTACAACCGCAATCTAAAATATTTGAATCTAAACGGTTTAATGATTTTCAAAATAGTATTCTTCAACAAAAAGAAGAAGACATTCCGTTTACTTATGGAGAAGTGTTTACCTCTAGCCCGAAAGTAAAAAATCGATTTGCAGAGCTAGAATATTTACTTGATATAAAAGCTAACCCTGAAGAATATTCTCAAGACGTAAGAGACCAAGCTAACGAATATGTTGCTGGTTACGATTCATCTAGTTTTGGGATTGGACCCACCGGTGTTTCTGAAGAATATAATCAGCTTCAAACTGGTCTCGGTCGTTATCGCATAGATAGAGAAGCTCAGGCAAGAGCAGCAGGGCCTCCTGCTCCAAGAGAATACTTAACACGAATAGACCCTAAGCTGGGGACTCGTAAAATTCCTTTAGATGACCCTCGCTTAGACAACGTAGAAGATTTACAAGAACTAGAGTCTCTTGGAATTTATCAAGGCGACCAATATTATGACCCTCCTACTGATTTTTCAGACTTTATGGAAAAATACGCAGGTGCAACTCCTCAAGAGTTTTTAACTGGTTTAGTCACTCAAGGTTTTATTGGGATCAACGGTAGAACTACTTATGACTCACCTTGGCAAATAAAACAAAGATTTTACCCTATAGATTTAACACCTAGAGAAGCTAAATCTTTAGTTGAAAACGAAGATCCTAACGCTGAGTTTAGATACATAGACCCTAGAGACCCGTTTCGTGGGTTAGCTATACGAAGTGAAAAAACGAATAACGTCTTCGTACCGTTTAAACCTCAATTCGGTGGGGAATCTCTTACTGAGGCTCTTTATACAGGAATCACTCAAGAGATGACTCCTATTTTACTAGAAACTTTAGGGCTAAGACTTACAAAAGATATAAAAGATCTTGGTTTTAAAGGTTCGATTAAAGGAGGTGCGAAAGACCTTGGACTAGCAACAGGCGCAGCCGCTCTCGGTCGTTATGCTCAGCTGTTGTATGGACAACAAACAGGGATAAACCCTGACTTAGACCCTTATCGAGCACTCGAAGACGCTGGGGTTGCTGCTCTTTGGGCTGCTGGTGGTGTGTTTGGTGCTAATGTTCTTTTAGGTTTAACAAACGGAATTACCCAAGCTATTACAGGTGAGTTTCTACCTCCCTCTATTATTGCTAGGTTAAAAGACGCGGCTGATAGAATAAAAACTCCTAAACGTAAGCCTGAATTTTCTGAAGAAGAATTAAATACCGCAGTAAAAGAAGCGGGGCAAGCGGTCGGTGAAACACTAAATGATTTTCAAAGAACTACGGGTGAGATTTTACAAGACGATTATTTTCTACAACTAGAAAAAGAACTTTACGGCTATCTAAACGATACTTCAGAAGGCAGAGCTGCTTTCGATGCGCTATATGAAAATCAAAGTGACTCTTTAAGGACGTTTTGGCGTTTTTTAAGTCAAGAAGACCCTAGCTTACCCGACAATGTGACGTTTGAATCGTTTAAAGAATATATAGAACAAAGTCGAGAGGAAAGTTTGCGGCTTGCTAAAGAGGCTGCTGAAAGAGCAACTAAAGACTTAGAAGAAGAGGTGTCTTTTGGCGAAGCAATCGCAGAAGAAACTCTTGAAACAACCGCTGAACTTGCTGCTCCGATTCTAGATAAGGTCGGCAGAAGAGAAGACAGTCTTTATCCTCGAGACACTCCTGAATTAACAATGGCTAAAAGCGAGCGATACAAAGAGTTAAAAGATGAGTATGAAGCTGCTTTAGATAGATATGACAACGTACGATACCCGAAAGCTTCTGTTAAAAATGTTCGATTTATTAAAGGCCCGTTTGAACAGTTGTTAACAGGTAAAAAAGATCCTGGTCAAATATTAATAAGTTTAGAAGACTCTGAAGCTGCTCAAATTGCTCGCGAAATAGCTCCAATGACAGGAGAAGGCGTTAGTACAATACAACAGCTATTAGGTGTTCAGTTTATTAAAGATGCTGATGGTAAAGATAGGATTGCGCCTAAAGCCGATTGGTCATTAAAAGATTACGCAATTGCTCGCGAAGTGGCTCATAGTCTTTCTGTTTCTCATTCAAACGCTAGTGTGCGAGATTCTATGAGTGCCTTAGTAGATGGGTTTGATCTTCAAATAAAAGATTTATTACGCGAAGGCGCAAAACAACGTCTACGAGAAGAAATCCCAGCCTTAGCTAATACTAAATCTATTGATGCAAATTTAGTTAATAAATGGATGTTAGATAATGAGTGGGGCGACGATATTACAAATACGTTTACGGCACTTCGGGAAGAAGGAGCTGGCATAGATGCCGCATGGCTAAGAGATTTAACTAAAAAACGACCAGAAGAAATTGCTGAGTATGTTTTTAGTTCAAACCCGACTAATGTTGAAAACTTAATGAAAGAGTTGATGAAACAACCTGACTCAACTACAAAAATAAGAGCAATTCGACAATTAGTTTTAAACGAAATTGATGCAAAAGTTGGAAAAGGAACAGTTCCCGAACAAACTAAAAACTGGAAAGCGTTTAAAGACAAGTATGAAATGCAATTAGCTGCTATTTTTGACGAAAATACATTTATTAAATTAGCTAATTGGGAAAACGCTCAAGCGAAAGCCTTGCGAAATATGGATAAAATTGCTGAAGATATTTTACAACTAGAAAAAGAATACGATGGCAATGTTGTTAATGTTATAGGACGGTTTATAGAAAGCGGAGCAGCTACAAAACGAAACGGTGAAACCGCTGATCTTAATGATTTTAGAGATTTGATGAAAAAATACCCTTCGTTACAGCCTTATGCAAGAGAGTTATTTAAAAAACAGCTAAGGTCAAAATTCGGAGATCAGATGTTAGAACAAGGTCGAGGAATGTTAGACGGTGGTTTCTTAGTTAAGGCTATGAACGCACTCGTTAGCGATCCTGTAGAACCAGGAAAAAAAGGTACAAAAGACCTTGGTTTAATGATGTCTAAACTACTCGGCCCTGAAGTTGGCCCTCGTTACGCTAAATCTCTAAGACAGTTTAATATACTTTTACAACAAGCAGCAGACCGTAATATGAAAGGTCCATTAAAAGGTTCTGGTGCAGGAGAAGGTAGATTAGAAAATCAATTAACTAAAACACAAACTTTGCGAACTATAATGAGAGCTTTAATTGCTCCATTAAGTGCGCTAGGCCGTAAATTAAATCTTGGTTCTGAAAAAATAGGTATGAATTCTCTTGATAATTTATTATCAATTATTGTGGACCCCTCGAAAATAGACCAATTAATGAGAGTTCAAAATGCTAAATTAACCACAGCTAGTTGGCTTAAATTTATGGCAGCTTTAGCTATGGCTAGAAACGTAGATATTGGCTCAGATTTAGATAGAACAGAAATGGAAAAAGTAGTTGATGATTTGCTTGAAGAGTATCAACTTGAAGATGACTACTTTGCCTCTAAACACCCTATTTTAAAAACAGTTATCGGGGAATAGGAACAAAACATGGAAGGTAACTTTACTGATTTTTTCGGAGCCAACGTAAGAGCTGGCGAAGGGTTTTATAAACCACAGCAACAGTTTGTAGACGCAGCTGAAGAAGTTACTACGGAACAACCTCAAACTGCACAGGAAGTCAGAGCAACAATACCGCCTAAACCTAAAAGAAGTGATTCTAAATACCAGTTTGGACCATTCCAAGGCAAAAAAGGTATGGACGCTTTTAAACGTGATCTGTATAATTGGGAAGAACGATACGGGATGTTCCCTACTACAGAAGGTGCTGCAGAGTGGTTACAAGGAGATCAAGACCCCTACTATGAAACTACTGAAGGGTCTACTTCGACACAAACACAAACCGAAACACAAACCGAAGACACAGGCCCAACTACACGTGAACTAATACTCCAAGCTGAGCAATGGTTTTTAGATAATAACGTGGGGTTACCGTACAGTCGTCAAGACTACGCCTCTGATGAAGATTATCTAAACGCTTTAACTGGGTTTATTGATACTTACCAAGCTCCTGTTGCCGAAGTAAATACAGATGATGCTGTTGTTACAGATACAGGAACTACAGATACAACCACTACCACCGGCGGTACTACAGAGACAACTACGACTGGCGGTACTCGTTTAGATCAACTTTCAGCAGAGCAGTTGCGCGAGATGGGTTATTTAACCCAAGAAGAAATAGAAGCCATGGGGTATATGACCCCCGAACAAATGGCTGAACAAGGCTATATGAGTCGAGCTGAGTTCGATGAGTATTTAGCGCAACAGTCTCCTGGTTTAACTGCTGATCAAGTACAAAATATTATTGATCAACAAGATTACGACACTACGTTTAATGAACTAACAACGCGACTAGATGATTTAAATCAAAAATATGCTGACTCGCAATCTCAATACGATGCTGATGCAGCGAAAGCACAAATAGATCAAACTAAAAGCGACCTACAAAGTTTTTTCTCAAGCGCACAACCCAGTGGGCCGAGAACAGGAGCAACCTCTCAGTTTAGCAAACAACCTAGCTTTATCTCTGGTTCTGCTAACCCAATGGCTAATCTAATAAAATCTCAACGAGAAGGTACAGGACAAGATCCATACGATTACTACTACAGTAGTTTCACTCCTTCTTATTCAGATTTTGATGAGCCTATGTCTGCCGAAGAGTACGGACAACGATCAGGACCAGTAGCGTTCGATTACCCGAACCCTTTTACACAGGGCGCGGCTAGTGGAGGCTCTGTTTCTAATTTTCAACAACCTCAACAACCTAGTTTTTTAAAACACGGAGGAGGTATAGAACAACCCTCCGTTGACCAAGGCATTGGAGCCGCATTAAATTTCCAGACTAATGTAGATCCTTTTCAGAGTGCCTTTAGACCCAATGTGAAAAGGAGATAGACATGGCAGGATTAACACTAGAAGAATTAGAAGGGTTTCAAACAGGTCGTACTATGTCTGACAAAGACGCACGACAGTCTGGACGCACTATGTCCGACAAAGATCTTTTAATGGAAGAACTTCGACGATTGCAAGAAGGTCGTACCTTATCTGATAGAGACATTATGGAGGCTTTGTCATATTTAGAAGGGTCTGCCCCAGAAGTTCCACAATCAGGTCGTGCTTTATCTGATAGAGATATGGTTCCTATGTTGCAAGGAGGAGGACAAACGATGCCTGTGCCGCCTGTCCCTCCTATGTCACAACAACCACCGCCTCCTGTCCCTGCTGTCGGAGGAGGATTACCGAGTGTTGCTGACAATATGAGAAACGCTATGCCGCCAGCTAAACCACCACCCCCTATGCCTCCTGCAGAAAGTCCTGAACAAATGGCAGGAATGCCATCTATGACTCCTGAAGTAGAACAAGCGATTGCTCAAACTATAGAAGTCAGTGAAACACCAGAAGAAATATTAACTAACGCGATGGCCTCAACTGTGGTTTCTGTTGCTGAATCACCAGAAGAAATTATCAGCACGTTTGAAACTGCTAAAGAACAGGCACTTATGCAGTATGCTCAGATAACAGGTTCTCCAGACGCGGGAATGTCTGAAACTGACGCTAGGCTTATGGAGTTACTTGGCGGCGGCGACGAAATGATGATGTCAGAAGAGGTAATGATTTAAGTAAGCCACGACTTCCATTTTTCATCGCCTAATACTTCTTGAGCTAGATTTAGTTTGTTCCTAAGAGCCTTGACGATATTTTCGTCAACGGTTTTTGGTGAAACTAGATCAACATAAGTTACTTTATTTTTCTGGCCTATCCGATGTGCGCGGTCTTCGGACTGTAGTCTTTTTTCTAAATCAAAATTATTCGAGTAGTAGATTACATTTTGTGCTTGAGTCAGTGTAATCCCGTAGCCTCCTGTTTGTGTATTTCCTACGAAGTACCGAAGTTCTGAATCAGGATCTTGAAATCGTTCTATAACGCTTTCTCTTTCTTCGTCAGAAGTATCGCCGTAATAACTAGCTACACAATCAGGCCCACCTAGTTCTTGCATGGTTTCCACGATCTCTCTTATGTTGTGTCGGTAATTTGCCCAGATAATAATCTTACCTCGCATCTCACCGATGACATTGATCAGTTCGTCTATCCTATTGTTTTCTATGGGTATTTCTGTTCCCTCGTCTGTTTTCGTATAGCCGCAAACTACTTGGTGAAGCCTAAGCATTTGCGTGAGTACGTTGTTTACTGACACCTGTTCCATCTCACCTAGTTCTGCTATCGCATACTCTTTCAGTTCTCCGTAAACTTTCTTTTGTTCAGGGGTCAGTTCTACTTCTCTGCGAAGGTAAACCTTATCAGGTAAGTCAAGACACTCTTTCTTCAGTACACGGTAGGAAAACCTATCTACACGCTCCGAAAGTTCTTCTAGGTTCTGATAGCCTACGACTTGTCTAAATGATCTAGCACCGAAGTGTCGTTTAACGACCTGACCGTAGTGATTCTGAAACGAATAGAACGAAGTAAACCCTAGCAAACTAGGAGAAAGAACTTCGGTCTGTGAATACAGATCTAAAGGAGACTGCGTAATAGGAAAGCCTGTCAGTATCCTTCTGTATTTAGCGTTTTTAGAAAGTTTGATAAGAGCCTTGGTACGAGCCGCTTTAGGGTTCTTAATTGTCGTTGACTCATCGATCGCTAACAGTGTCTGATGCGCCAGTATAAAGTTCTCAGCGAAGGTCAGACCTTTCTTAGTGCTGAAGGCTTCTACGTTCATTACTAGAATCTTTAGCTCGTTAGTTACCTCGAACAAATCCATCAGCTTTTGTTTCTCTTCTTTCTTAGGCGATGGAGACCAGACACCTATCCGATGCTCTATGTAATCTGGTAAATGTGTAGGAAGCTCTCGTTCTGACCAGTTACGGTAAACTCCTTTAGGAGCCACAATAACCACACCCGTTACTGAGCCTTTACTGTAAAGTATCGCAAAGTTATCTATTAAAACTTTCGACTTCCCCGTACCCATCTCCATAAAGAACGCATAGTGCTCTTTGTTCCAAGCCTTTAGTAGTGCGTCTTTTTGATGAGCATACGGGTCTGTTTTAAACTCGTATTTCATCTTAATCCTTTCTAAGTTCTACGCGAAGAATAATATATATAGAGAAGAATATATATGAGAGATTAAAAGTTTTCTCGCGGCCTCTTTATTCTTCTAATAACTAATAGGAATTCTATTAGTTTTCACTCAGTAAGAAAATTCTTATAGAACAGACTCTTAACCCTAGTTCTATTAGATCTATTACTCTATTAGACGATTCTGTTAACTTTTTTAAAAAAAGTAAAATTCTACAGATAGACTATAGAACTAATAGAAAGCCCGTTTCCAACTACGAGTGGGCGAAGCTCGTTAGGTGAAGGATTCATCGGTATCCTTCGAGTTGTTCGTCCTACCGACATATTATAGTTGCCGGTAGTATTTGCGTTCAGCGAGAGTGCCTACAGCGACGTTATTATTACCTGTAGTATTAATCCCAAGAGCTGTCTGGTTTTTCTTCGTCCACAGTCATGTAACAAGGTTGTCCACAAGAAGCACACTCCATAACGTGTTCCTCAAACACTCGCCAATAAGAGCTTTCGCAGGTAGGACATACGAGCGCAACTTTCTCTTCTTCTTTTACTAAGTCTTTATCGTATGGAAATTCTATAATTTTTGCAGTCATGATTGCCTCAAAAAACCTACAGCTGTATTATAATATCCAGTCGTTACGAATAGAAATGCTTATAACCGACAGCAACATTTTCCATTCCAGCCGTAACAATAAAAACCTCTTTACTTTTCAGCGGGTTATAACTTAGACTAAAAAAGTTCGTATAAAGGAGAAAGTAGAATGACTGTATTTGTAGTCCAGGAAGTTCCTGGACGAAACCTAACACCAGCTCTTAAGTATGGGGAGTTACAACTTCTATTAGAAGCTAGAACTAACCTCATGTTAGGTACTGCGAATGTGGTTCGCGAATTACGGAAGCCTCTTATGAACTTTAACGACGATGATTATTTATTGTTAATGGGTGATCCTGCGGCTATAGGACTAGTATGTGCTATGGCTTCGCATCATAACCAAGGACGTTTTAAAGTATTGAAGTGGGATCGACAAGAGTCGATGTACTACCCAGTAAGTATGGATGTCCATGGTTACAGCCCAAATAAAGAACAACTAGGAGAACTCCATGTCTGAAAAAGAATTAAGTTTTGAAGAACTTACCGGAACTTCTTCTGTCGATGAATGGCAGCAAGAAAACACAGATGCTGAACTATCTAAAGTATCTGCAAAAGCTCAAGAACAACTTGATCTCGAAAAAGAGATTAAGGATCTTGAAGAACAGCTAAAGGAAACTAAGAGTAGACACCGTGTAGTGTCGGAATTAGAACTTCCCGAAGCGATGCAAGAAGCAAACCTTGCGGAGATTGTATTAACAAACGGGTCTAAGATTTCCGTTAAACCTTTTTATAAAGGTCATATATCGGAAGAACATCGTGTAGATGCTATGGCTTGGCTAGTTGATAACGATCATGGTAGCTTGATTAAAAATCAAGTTATTCTCAACTTCGGAAAGGACGAAGACGAAAAAGCTACTGCGACTGTAGAAAAGTTAAAGCAGCAAGGTCTTTCTCCTGACGTAAAACAAGGTGTGCATCCACAGACGCTCAATGCATTTATAAAAGAGCAAATAACAGGTGGGAAGGATATTCCCTCTGACATCTTCGGGATATATGTGGGATCCCGCGCCAACATTAAATAGAGGTGACAATGGCTAAAAATGTAGCAGAAAAACAAGACAGTGAAGTAGCTGTCTACGATACCGACTTACTGTCGGCAGGAACTGGCTTAGAGGAGGCGACTAGCGCAGACTATGCAATACCGTTTCTGAGAGTCATACAAGCGATGTCTCCGCAACTCAAAAAAAGTGACGGTAAATACATCGAAGGAGCGCAACAAGGAATGTTGTATAACACCGTTACTAACGAGTTGTTTGACGGAGAAGAGGGAGTCTTAGTTATACCTTGTTCCTACTCTAAACAGTGGATCGAATGGGTTCCTAGAACACAGGGAGGAGGCTTCGTTAGTGCAGACCACGACGCTTCCATACTCGAGAAGTGTACAAGGAACGATAAGAAAGAATATATTATGGAAAGCGGTAACGAGATCAAAGAGACCGCCCAGTATTTCTCTCTTATAGTTAACGATGAGGCTGAGCCAGAACAGGTGTTGTTAAGTTTTGCCTCATCACAATTAGGGTTTTCTAGGCGTTGGAACTCAATGCTCAGAACAGCCCGTGTTAAAGACGCTGAGGGCAACTCTGTCCTCGCACCAATGTTCTCTTATATCTACCGACTAAAAACCGTAGAGCAGTCTAACGACTTAGGCTCTTGGTACGGAGTTACTGCCGAAAGAGAAAAGCCTACTCCAATAGAACTTGCTCGGCTGTCTCTCGACTTTATGAAAGCGGCTAAAGGCGGGGCTGTTGTAGTACGCCAAGAAGGGGCCGCTGACGATGTAGCCAGCGACGAAGAGGTTCCATTTTAGAAAGGTAGAAAGGTGAGGGATGTCTTTACAAGAGCAGTTTGCCCACCGTTTCGCGGGGTTGAGACACGGACATAGTGTCTTTACCCCGACGAAAGAAACACGGGAAGATGGGAAAGCAAAAGGTAATTATGTAACGATCTCAAAGACGATAACTCAGAAAGAGTTACACGAACTTTGGAATCAACATTTAAAAGGTGAAAAGGGTCTCGGCCTAGTGCCGATAGATGAAAACAATAGTTGTGTCTGGGGAGCTATAGACATAGATGAGTTCACACTAGACCTCAAAGGTCTGGCTAAGAAACTCAAAAAGTTTAAGCTCCCTCTTGTGGTCTGTCGTTCTAAAAGCGGCGGGGCACATTTATTTCTGTTTGTCTTCGATCCCGTACCGGCCTCGTCCATGCAGAAAAAACTTCGGCAAGTAGCTTCTGCAATCGGGTTCGGGCAAGCAGAAATATTTCCAAAACAATCGAAGCTGTTACTAGAAAGGGGAGACAGAGGAAGTTCCTTGAACATGCCGTACTTCGGAGGAGAAGACTCCACCGGATATGCGTTCGGAGCAACAGGAAACGTACTCACTCCTCAACAGTTTTTAGATTACGCAGACGGGTTAGTTCTTACTGAGGATGAATTGAATAAGCTGGAGGTGACTCCGGTGCTCGAAGATTCTCAGTGGTTAGAACAATCCCCGCCATGCCTAGAGCATCTAATTGCTCAAGGTTTTCCTAAAGGTATGCGTAACTCTGGTTTGTTTAATGTCGGAGTCTTTCTAAGAAAAAAGTTTCCTGACGACTGGGAAAAACAACTAGAGGAAATAAACCACAAATACATGCAACCACCGTTAAGCGCACAGGAGGTGCTGTCGGTAGCTAAACAATTACAAAAGAAGGATTATTTCTACAAATGCAACGATCAACCGATCGCAGGGTTCTGTAACAGTCCTTTGTGTAGAACCCGTAAGTTTGGAGTAGGGGCTTCAGGAGGAACGCCTCTTTTCAGTAACTTAACGAAGCAGAACAGTGATCCACCCATCTGGTTCTTAGATGTAGAAGGTGGGCGGTTAGAGCTTGAAACAGAGGAGCTTCTTAATCAGACCAAGTTTCAGCGTAAGTGTATGGACAGTTTAAATATTATTCCTCCGAAGGTTAGGGATAATGTCTGGCGGTCTATCATTCAGCAGTTACTTGACGCGCTGACTATTATTGAAGTTCCTAAAGACGCATCGACAGAAGGCCACTTTAACGAGCTGTTAGAGACTTTTTGTACAGAGCGACCAGCTAGGGAGAAAGACGAGATACTATTAGGTAAGCCGTGGTCTGATAAAGGCAGGACTTATTTTAGACTCGCAGACCTAATGGATTTTTTACACCGTAAGAACTTTAGAGATTACCCTAGAAACAAACTAACTGCTAAATTAAAAGATCTCGGAGGAGAAGCTCACTTCTTTAATATAAAAGGAAGGGGCGCGAACGTATGGCACATAGTCGAGTTTGAAACTCAGACAGAGTCACACGACCTACCCGACTTCGATGAAAGAATAATCTAGTGTTAAGCAGTAAGGCTCAGGTCATATTGGGACCTCCTGGAACGGGCAAAACAAGCACGCTACTAGGATTATTGGAAGAGGAACTCGAAAGGGGGACTGAGCCTGAACGCATAGGATTTTTTACGTTTACTAAACAAGCTGTACAGGAAGGAAAAACGAGAGCAATCTCCAGGTTTGAAATTAACAAGAATCAATTACCGTATTTTCGCACACTCCACTCGTTATGTTTTTTACAGCTAGGGCTGACTAAAGAGAGTGTGTTAGGAGGCGCAGACCTCCATGATCTAAACGAGAAACTTAACCTAAGATTATCTGGTTCAGGAGCCTCAGACGAGGGACATATATCAGGTATCTCAAAAGATGACCGTCTACTATTTATAGAGAACCTAGCTCGAATGCGTCAGACCACACTAGAAGATCAGTGGCAAGAAGTAGACGATGCAGTTGGGTGGTTTGAACTAGAGCGGTTTGCCAGAGGACTTAAACTGTTTAAAGAAGACCGTCTACTGCTAGATTACACTGATATGTTGCAGCAGTTTTTAGAGCGAGGGGTTGCTCCGAAACTAGATGTAATGTTCGTAGACGAAGCGCAAGATCTCTCACCGCTACAGTGGGCGGTGGTTAGAAAACTGTGTGATTCAGCAGAGCGTGTGTATATTGCAGGAGACGATGACCAAGCTATCTATCGTTGGGCTGGTGCAGATGTTGACTATCTAATTCGTAATTCTAAAGATGCGATAATTCTCAAACAGTCCTACAGAATCCCTAAATCTATTCATAACCTTGCCGAGCGTTGTATCGGACAAGTAAGCTCACGGGTACATAAAGTATGGAACCCCAGAAAAGAGAAAGGACTGGTTAGATGGGAAGCAGCATTTGACAATGTAGACATGGCAGAAGGTGACTGGTTAGTCTTGGCTCGTACTAATTATCTGTTACAAAATGTTGAAGACTACTGTCGATCTGAAGGATGGTTCTTTAAAAACAAAAATAGAGCCAGTATCTCGGAGAAAAAAGTTAGAGCAGTCCGATCTTGGGAATCGCTCCGCGCAGAGGGTCTTGTTCCCATGATAGAAGTTACCAATGTCTTAAATTATTTAAAGACTCGCGTACCTTCTTCTCTCGCGGTAATCGACTTTGATACTTTAATTTCCCTTAAAGAACTAAAGAAACACGTTCCTCAGCTAAAAGAAGGATATTGGTACGATGTGTTCGAAGGAATCTCAGTTAAAGAACGAAGTTACATCCGAGCGATGTTGAGAAGAGGAGAAAAAATTACACAAGAGCCGCGTATTCGGATTTCGACTATCCATGCGGCAAAAGGTGGAGAAGCAACTAACGTCATTTTACTTACTGACATATCTTCTCGCGTGTTTAAATCGTACCAACAAAACCCTGATGACGAATCACGAGTGTTTTATGTTGGGCTAACTAGGGCAAAGGAGAATCTGTTTTTAATTGAACCGCAAACTCAAAAGTACTACCCACTATAAACTCCTTTACTTTCAAATAAAAAGTAAAGTAGAATAAGTTACTAAGAAAGGAGAAATAAATGAATATATTTGTTACTGACCCAGATCCAGTAATAAGTGCACAGACGTTGTGTGATAAACACGTTGTCAAGATGATTCTTGAGTCAGCGCAGATGTTATCAACAGCGTGGCGCGAGTACTCGACAGAATATTCAGATGAGAATGAGTTGTACCAAGCAGCATACATAAATCATCCCTGTACTATCTGGACTCGATTAGCTCGAGAGAACTATAGATGGCTGTATAAACACTTTATTGCTTTGTGCGAAGAATACACACACCGTTACGGGAAAAGCCATGCTTCTGCTAGACTCAAAGGGCCATTGATGTGGGCTCCCTTTAAACCCCGTTCTGTCTTGGCTACGATAGAACAACCCTACGGTTTTGTATTAGCGATGCCGGATGAATATAAGTCAGACGATGTGTTTGACTCTTATCGAAATTATTTAATAAACGAAAAACAACATTTTGCTAAATGGGAAAAAGACCCTAGCCGCAAACCAACATGGTGGAGAATATAATGGCCTCTATTAGAAAGAAACTCGAAGAAAACGTAAACAACAGTAAAAACACTCGCATGGATATTGCTAGTGGAAATATGCTAGGGAACTGGCGACCTGACGAGATCACTCACATGACTCGTTACGATAAGATTTCCTCGCTCTGTATTGAAGAAGCAAAAAAATTAGGGAGACCTATCAACGTGCTAGAGGCAGGGTGTGGAGAGATATGGGTTCTCCGAAATTTGTACAAAGCCTACACCGTTAAGAAGTCTGACGTGATTGCATCTTATCGAGGAGTCGACATAGACCCTGCTTGCCTCAACGAGAAGCAAGGGTACTCCAGCCCTACAGGGCTGGTTCAAGACTCTACTTGGTTTAAGAACTTTAACGGACAGATTGACATTCAAGACCTCACCGTTAACCCTGTGTTCGACTTACCAGACAACTCTATTGATTTTTTCTGGACTACAGAGGTTATTGAACACATGAACCGTGAGTTTATACAGGCATGGCTTGATGACGCTAATCGAGTATTACGACCAGGAGGTCTGATTTATGTCTCTACTCCTAATCATGACGGGTCTAACGACAAGCTACCTGAAGACCACATATACGAGTGGGGGTTCGAAGAACTCAAGAAAGAATTAACTCGACATGCTCGAGGTTGGTTTTTACAGTCTGTAGTTGGTACGTTTATTCAGATGCCTAAACTAAAAGCAGCTATGCATAAAGACGTAGAGGATGCCGAATGGCGGTTATGGCCTGATCAGTTTGAAATTTTAGAAGAACGCTATGGTAAACAGTTTCTTAGAGTAGTTGCCGCGACGTTTTACCCAGAAGTATCTAATAACTGCGCATGGATATTAAGAAAAAGACCATGAGTAAGATGCCTTTTATTTCAGAAGAACTTGTTCTCTATCTGTACTGGATAGAAGAACGAGAGCGAATTAGACAAAAGAAAGAGGATGCTAATGCAGAGCCTCCCTGGACTGAAGATGAAATATTTAAGATGTTTAAGTTTTGTCAAGTCTATCGAGAAGATGACAGAACGACTCGCTGGTTTGCAGCACACATACGCAGACCGTTGTCGGCAGAGCCTGAAGTAGTTATGGCTACGATCATCTTCAGGTTTTTTAACCTAATCGAGACGGGCAGAACGCTACTCGAACATAACTTACACCTCGACTGGGACAAAGAAAAAGCGATAGAAGAAGTCAGCAAACAGCCTAAGTGGGTAACAGGGGCTTACATAGTTAAGACTCCTAACCGCATGAACAAAGTTAAGGGAGTTGCTGAGTGTGTTACACACATATGGGTTGAGCGAGAGAGACTGGTCTCCTCTTTAGAAAAGATGACTACGTTACAAGAAGCGTGGGAGTTTTTACTACAGTACCCGTACATCGGGCCGTTTGTTGCTTACGAGATCGTAACTGACCTACGCCACACCTACATATTAGACGAAGCTACTGACATCTGTAGCTGGGCTAACGCAGGTCCAGGAGCTATGAGAGGACTAAACAGGCTTACAGGCAGACCGCTCGGGTTTTGTAAACGCTCACACGACTGGAATAAAGAGATGCAAGAACTCTATGCTATCTGCCAAGAGGAGTTGCGGATTAAGTATCGAATGCCGTTTGAGATGCGGGAAGTAGAAGGAGGTCTGTGTGAGTTTGATAAATACTCTAGGATCTTGAAGGGGGAAGGACGGACTCGTAGCGTCTACGACTACTCGAAAAGAGACCGACCGATAATCGAAGATTTGTATAAAGGAGAAAGTAAATGGGCAAATTAAAGCAGCACTTGATGGACATGAGCAGTCTTAAAGTTACTTGGGTTATGACTAAGTACCATGAGTTTCTGCAAATGTGTATGAAAGACCACAGCATACCTAACACGTGGTCAGATGCTGTTGCATGGATTCACGAGCAGCAGAAAAACATTGGAGGAACTGGTTGGGTTTCTTTACTTCAGATCGAACAAATTATGATTGACAACACGGAGAGCCTATATGAAGGTGATTAGTGCTAACAATGTTAACGATGCTTTTAGAAAAGGCGTTGATTTATTTAGAAGCGATGTAAATTTTAGAAGACAAGAAAGCCGTAACGGAACAACGCTAGAGTGTATCCATCCAGTTACGACAGTCTATGAAAAACCTTGGGAGCGAGTTTTATTAGAGAAGACTCGAGATGCTAACCCGTTTTTCCACCTAGTAGAAGCTATCTGGATGATGGCAGGTTCCGAGAACCTAAGACAGCTTACTCATTTTAACGACGGCATGAAACGGTTCTCTGATGACGGTAAAACACTAAACGGGGCGTATGGTCATAGGTGGTTAAACACTTTTAAGCTGAACCAAATAGAAACTGTGGTTTCTATGTTAAAGAAAGACCCAGACTCAAGGCGTTGTGTTATTCAGATGTGGAACGCTGTAAAAGATCTAAACAGCTCTAGCATAGACATCCCTTGCAACACCAATATCTATTTTAAGATTCGAGAAGGCGAGCTGCAGATGACAGTCTGTAACAGGTCTAACGATATGATCTGGGGAGCTTACGGAGCGAACGTAGTTCATATGTCAGTTCTTCAAGAATATATAGCCGCGAGACTCGACGTGCCGATGGGTAAGTACTATCAAATTAGCGATAGCTTTCATGTCTACGAAACCGAACAGTGGGAAAAGATTCGCTTAATAGATTTCGACGGGTTTTATCAACAACTCCCTATGTACTATCCCAAAAAACAAGTGCCAATAGTTAACCACCCTCAAACATTTCTATATGAGTGTAAGTATTTCCTGAATTGTCTACCTGTGAATAAAGACTTAGAGCTAAGTATTGCAGACTGTAACTCGATCAGCTGGGACAGTTTTAAGAATAACATTTTTCCGTTTGTCATTGAACCAATGATTAAAGCATTTACACAACACAAGAAGAGAGACTACGTTGAAAGTTATAGAGAGATTGAAAGAATTCAAGCAGAAGATTGGCAAGAAGCCGCTTTTGCATGGATCAAGAAAAGACAACTCAATTGGGAGGCAAAACATGGCACTGGATCCTAAGTGGCAGGTTATAAAAGATATCGCACAGCACGATATAAACAGCTTAATCGAATCTGAGAAGTCTTACGGAGACTCTTGGAAACGTAGGGGAGGGACTGGGGCTTTTATGATGTTAGCCCGTAAGTTCGACCGTATCGAACAACAGAGTAAAGACTGTAATTACGATGTGTTCGAAGCAGGAGGCAAGTATATCGGAGAGGACGGGTTACTTGATGACATAGGAGATCTGAGACGGTATCTGCTTCTAGTAGAAAGCGAGATCAGAACGAACAACACAGACATAAGGAGGCTAGAACATTGGGAATCGGAAGAAGAATAAACTACTGGTTTAGACTTAAGGTATTGGTGCTCTACTTTAAAAGCAAATGGAATAGAGATTCTAAAATCAAGCTAGACAAATACGATCCAGAAATACACTCTAAGAAAGAAGATGCAGCAGAGACAGATACCACTAATCACTCCAGAAAGTAGTTGGTCAGCACCTAGTGTTCTCCCTCGTTTCGACGAGCATGAACCACTAGCAGTAGACCTAGAAACATATGATCCAGCTCTCCGTGAAAGGGGGCCAGGATGGGCGACGGGGGAAGGTCACATCGTAGGTATCGCCGTTTCATCTAACTCATGGAGTGGCTATCTCCCCATTCGCCATGAGGGTGGTGGAAACTTAGAAGAAGAAATAGTGCTTCGTTGGCTAAAGAAAACTCTCTCCAACCATAAAGGTTCTTTAGTCTTTCATAATGCACTCTACGATGTGGGCTGGTTAAAGCGAGAAGGAATAGACTTAACGTGTCAAATCTACGACACGATGTTTGCTGCTCCTCTCCTTGACGAGCACCGTCGCTCATACTCTCTTAATGCTTTGGGGAAGGATTACTGTGCTGCGGAGAAGGATGAGTCACTGCTAGAGGAGGCTGCTAAGGCGTGGGGAGTAAATGCCAAATCTGGTATGTATGCTCTACCGGCTAAATACGTTGGGCCATACGCTGAGCAGGACGCAGTGCTTACTCTACAGTTATGGAATCAGCTCTACCCTAGAATCCAGGAAGAAGGGCTAGAGAAGATTTTCAAGCTAGAGTGCGATTTGATTCCGTTGTTGATCGAGATGAGATGGAAAGGAGTGCGAGTAGACCTAGATCGAGCAGAGCAGGTCGCCGAGGAGCTGTCGAAAAAAGAACAGCAACTGCTGGTCGAGTTTAAGAGAAGGTTTGGAACCAGCGTAGAGATCTGGGCGAACGCTTCGATACAGAAGGCGTTTGACGCTAACGATATCTGGTATCCTCGGACTGAGAAAGGCATGGCGAGTTTCCAAGCCCCGTGGCTAGAGGCTCATGAGCATCCTCTACCTAAGATGATTGTACAAGCTCGGAAGTGGAATAAAGCACGCACTACTTTTGTTGAGAAAATGATCCTGGGTCATCAAGTTGACGGAAGAATACATGCAGAAGCCCACCCTCTAAGAAACGACTCGGGAGGGACAGTTAGCGGTAGATTTAGCTACACCAACCCAAATTTACAGCAGGTTCCCGCTCGAGACCCAGAGCTAGGAAAGCTAATACGATCATTATTTATACCGGAACAGGACGCGATCTGGGGCGCGTTCGACTATTCGCAACAGGAGCCTAGATTAACTGTGCATTACGCCTATAAGATGAATCTACGAGGCTCAGAGGACGCGGTTAAGGCGTACTCGGAAGAAGGAGCTGATTTCCATCAGATCGTAGCGGATATGGCTAATATTCCTAGGAAACAAGCTAAGAACATCAACCTAGGACTGACTTATGGAATGGGGCACACCAAGCTGATTAAAGAGCTGGGAGTAGAGGAAGATGAGGCTCGCACTCTACTCGAGCAATACCACCAGAGAGTACCGTTCATCAGAGCCTTACAGGACCAGTGTGCTAGAGTAGCACTAGAACGAGGACATATAAAAACACTCGGAGGAAGAAAGTGCCGCTTCGACTTTTGGGAACCTGTTCATGGAGACGGTCTACCACTAGTAGAAGAAGAGGCAAAAGAGACCTACGGAAACATAAGACGCTCTTACACCTACAAGGCACTAAACAGATTGATTCAAGGGTCAGCAGCAGATATGACGAAGATTGCGATGCTAGACCTCTGGAAAGAGGGTTATATCCCTCACTTACAGATTCATGACGAACTAGACTATTCAGTCGGATCAAAGGAGGAAGGTGAATTTATCATGGAGAAAATGGCAAAATGCGTAGACTTATCCGTGCCACTAGTTGTGGACGCAGAGTATGGAGAAACTTGGGGAGACTCTGCAGAATGAGTAAGGGAATTAGTAACGAAAAGAAAGAAGAAAACAGACAGCTCTACCGATCAATCTACGAAGAGTATAACAAAGGCGACACCACTTTAGCTCTACTCGGGAAAAAGTATGGGTTGACCAAACAGAGAATATGGCAGATCGTGAGTCGCTCGAGCCTAGGAGACGGTGATTATTTCTACAAAGACTGATGCCTAGAGAAGCTCGACTCTGGAATTCGTTAAAGACGAACCTGAAGAACCAGCTTCACCTGCAAAGAATCGAGACAGGAATCACTGCCTCAGGAGTTCCTGACGTGAACTGTTGCTATGAAGGAATAGAGTTCTGGATAGAACTAAAATCAATCAAAGGAAACCAGCTGACTCTGAGTCCTATGCAAATTGCTTGGATGGCAACCAGAGCTAAGTTTGGAGGGACTTGCTACGTGTTAGCTCAAAAACAAAAAGAAATAAAATTATTTCGGGTAGTAGACCTAGCGCAGTTAAAGACTTTGACATGGAAAAGCGAGCCAACGCTTCATTTAAAGTCTCCGTACGAGTGGGGTTTGCTCCTTAAAGTCTTTAAAAATGGTTAAATTCTTTTTAAATTCTTTTTACCTACTCCTTTACTTTCCAAAAAGCCGCCCCTTATACTTATAAAGGTAACGCGGCACGCCGCTTACCAAAGCCCCGAAAGGGAAACAGAAAGTAGAATAGGAGCACAATATGGTAGCAGCAGTAGAAACCATGGCGTGGACAGGAGACGTGCCTTGGCACGGGGAAGGCGTAAAAGTCGACCCGAACCTGTCACCACGTGAGATGATGGTTGCAGCAGGACTTGATTGGTCTGTTAGCAAACGTCCAGGATATACAATCGATACCCCGAAATACGGGGACGATTCAGGGTTGATGCAAACCCCTAGCAGTAACTTTATTGTTAGAGATAGCGACAACTCCATCCTCGGTCATTGCGGCAACAACTATATACCCGTACAAAACGAGCGTATCTTCGACTTCTTTCAGAAGTTTGCTAAAGAGACGAACGTCACGATGGAAACTGCCGGTAGCTTACGCAACGGTAAAGACATCTGGGCACTCGCTAAATTGAACGGTGGCTTTGAACTTCCAGGAGGCGACGAAATAAACGACTACTTGTTGTTTCGACAGCCCCACGAACCAGGACATAAGTTGCTAGTTCGTGACACTGAGATACGAGTTGTGTGTAACAACACATTGCAATTCGCACTCGGTAAGGAAGCGAAAGGCGAGTTTCGTATGAGTCATATACATGACTTTAACGACGACATGGCTAGGGAAGCGGCTATGGCAGTTGGTCTTATGAAAGAGACAACAGCTGAATTCCAACAAACCGCTGAGTTCTTAGCTAAGAAGAAAGCACAGCACTCTAACGTGTTAGAGTACATTGCTCGTATTTACCAACCTGCTGTGTACGAAGAGTACGAAGAAAGCCGACGCCTCAAGGCAGATGGCAAGAAGGTTGGTGAGCTTACGCCTTTACGAGACGAGTTTAGCAAGTTTTCGAACTTGGTTGTAGACGCCTTGGAACAATCTCCAGGAGCCAACCTAAACTCTGCAAAAGGTACTTGGTGGGGAGCAGTTAACGCTGTGACCTATGTCGAGGATCATTTGCGTACAGGCGAGAACAAAGTATACAACGCTTTGTTCGGAGACAGCTCGAAGCGTAAGACACAAGCTCTTGAGCTTGCGGTCGATTATGCGAGGGCAGCGTAATATGGGAAGTGTGGTAAAACTTCACAACCATGTTGTGCTAGACCAAGAACTGATTAGTAGAATCTGGGCGGTTACGAACTTCTTGCGCAAGGACGGGGGCACAGCCCCCGCCATGCGCGAGCTTGCTGAAGAACTAGCAGAGATCATTCCTCTTAAGATGTATGATCAAAACTGTGGTTTATCTGACGAGTTCGCAGACTACGACGATCTACTAGACGAATGGGCGGCTCCCATACGGGAACGCATGATACCAGTACCACAAGGGGAACTGCATGACAGATAACGAATGGGAGGGTATCGTACTAGATACTGATATTCCTATACCTAAAGATACACGGGGAACTCGAGGAAGTCGATACCCTTGGCCGATATTCGAAGTAGGAAACTCTTTGTTTTTTACGCCTGATGACGACGAAGATACGCCTAAGCGGTTAAAAAACCGACTAGACCAGTCTTGGCGCACACACAGTAAGAAACAAGATCCTGAGTGGAGGTTTACTTCACGTTTTTCAACAGAAACTGATCCTAAAACTAAAAAAGAACGCAGCGGCGTTCGAGTTTGGAGAATGAAGTAATGGATAAGGAAGTTGAGGAAGCTATTAAACAACTCACAAAAATGTTAGACGACATTAATGCGTTGATGGATAGCATCAAAAAAGATGTATCGCTTTTAGCGGAAACTTTGGACGAACTCAACGTAATGCTTTACCCAGATGAGGATTTTGGGCCAACGGGGGCTTATGTCAACCAAGACCCAGACCTCAAAAAATAGTCCTTTACTTTTTAGTACAGGGCTAGTAAGGTAAAAGACCGGCTGTTTTTTAGAGCAGCTTTAAATAGAAAGTAGAATGGAGAAATACCATGGCAGCAACAACTGCAAAAAAGTCCTCGGCAACGAAGGCAAAAACCGCGCCAGCTAAACCTGTCGCAAATAAGAATGGCATACCTGCCCCTACAGTCTCAAAGACTGGTCGCGCATTACAGCGTTTTGCTTACACTGGTAAGTTAGCGGCTGATGCAAAAACTAAAGCACCACAATTCGTTGCGGTGATACACGGTATGTCGGGGGACATAGAGTCTAAAGAGTTCAACTCCAAGGACTTTACGTTGCAATCCTGCTTAGACTTATGTGTTGACGAAGGTATTTTGTCAATGCCTAATACTAAGAAGCCTGAAAATCAGAAAAAACGCATTATTGCTTGCTACAAGCAGCGTTGGATCGAAGAAGGTTTCATCAAGCGGATTGGGTAGTAAAACACGTGGAAAGGGGGCGAAAGCCCCTAGACCACCTGTAGAGGGAAAATTTATGTCAGAACAACTTTATCCAATCGGGAAAGTATTAAAAAACATTCCTGCTCCTACAGAAGAGGGAGCAGGGAGACGACGAAGTTGGCCCATATTAAAAATTGGAGAGTGTTTTTTTGTTGAAACTGAAGGGCAGTGCGCAAGTTTTATTTCATCACAACGATACCACCTTCGAAAGATCGGTATACTAGATGCAAAAGGAAGGTTTACGACGCAAAGAAAAAACAACCAAATTGGAATATGGAGAATCAAATGAACATAACTCACGTTATCGACAGAGCCGAGCGAATTGACGCAATTAACCAAGCGGCAGAAAAAACGACAGACCCTAGAATGAAAGAATTCTGGATAAGAACTCACAAAAAACTAATTAGGAATCTTAATGAAAGCAGAAATAGTAGACGATGGAACGCTTGATACTGTAGTTCAATACAACGGTAAAGTACGAAGGTACGACACTGAAGTCAGATACTCTTACGACTCAGACGAAGAGTTTTTGAACAGTGTCTTTAACGATTTTTACGACGAGGAAAGCGATGAGCTAGACATACTCTACGAATTAATGGAAGGCGACGCAACAGTATGCCTGACTTGCGCAGAGTGGTTTAGTTTCGATAAGCCTGACGAGTCGAAATATCATTCAATAGAATGTGAAACGTGCGGGTGGCACATGATGCTATCGAAAAAGTTACCAGAAGTACCTCCGCATCTACACAGGAGATTGGTGAGAGATAATAAGGATATATAAAGTGTCCGATGCGTCATGAGATCCGGCGGGTAGTAGCGTCGGTGAGGGATTCCTGCGGCCTAACACAGCCGTTCAACCACCCTGCCATCGAAGTATGTTGGTAGGGATAAAAAAGGAGCGATGAAGCTCGTTTGCATCGGGGAGTGGTTTTTCTCATTTGTTATCCACTTCTGAATTTGACGACAATCGCTCCGACTACTACATCTTTAATAACTAGAGAGGGAAATATGGATAGTGAAGAAATAAATAAACAGGTCGAGGAGTTCCTCAAGAAAGGAGGCTCGATCGAAAAGATTCCAGCAGGAACCAGCACAGAACGTGCACTGAGCGAGAAAAAGAAACTATTCGGGTTGTCTGGCAGACGACCAGGATTCGACAAAGAACGATTGATTTTAACACCGAAGGATTAACTATGAACACAGCAGGCGATTTTATGGCTCGACTCGATGACTTTCTACGAAGAGAGCAAGACGACGCGTGGAGCTACGATGTACTACGAGACAATGTCACAGGTAATCTGATGATAACGCTCAACATTTGGGATCTTCAAGCACCTCGACGCGATACAGCGATCGAAGGACTCAATGAAATATGGGACAAACTAAACGAGCTTTGTATAGAAGAAGAGGTCGACAATTTAGAACCCTCTGTTTTGAAACTAGCCCAGTTTTTACAGACTGACATGGAAAGCGTAGGCTACGGCAGGTTCTACCACAAGCCAGAGGAGAAGTGAGATGATTAAGGAAGATCAACCTGTGGACGTTTTAGCTGTTAGACGAAATGGTCTATGGACGTTAAAAATTTTCACACCAGAAAGCCAAAAGGCGAAAGAGGTGATCATGACAAGACATTGGTTAGACGGATGCAAGTTAATTGAGAACTGGATAGAGAAACAAGATGAGCTACAACAAAAGGAAGATAAATGAAATCAATGGACAAACAACTCAAAGAGTTACGAGATGCGGTCACTGACACTGCAACGAAAGCCGCTGCATTACGCTTAGTAGAGGCTGGTATAAAAGCAGAGGACATGGAAGCCATAAGGGCTGGATGGCAAATGGTTGACGGTCTTACCGAAAGTGCAGATTTATCATTGAACATACTAAACGGAGAAGACTAATGGATCTGAAGAGGAAAATGGAAAGCGTTGACAGTTGAGGTGATGAGAAAATGTATTGTTTGTAACCGATGGACTGAGATGCGAAGGTTCCACACAACCGAGAAAAAAGGAGAATGGCCAGTTTATCTGCGAGTCTGCCAAAAGTGTCCCGCTCCGTAAGTTCTTTTACCTTACTCCTTTACTTTCGGGCGGCTCCGCTTATACTATAAATAGGCGTTAACGCGCCTAGGATTTTGATTGATAGAAAGGAAGAAAGATATGCCCAGACGCTATAAAATGCATAGCACCCGTAAGGTTGCTAGACCTTTACCTGACCGGCCCCTTAAACGGCCCGAGCCGTTACCTCATACGGTTGACCGAGCGGATTACCCGTCTCGACTACCGACCACAGATTGTACGCAGAAACGTACAGCTCAGAAGATTCCAGGAGTTACCGTAGCACCCGCGTATAACAAAGGTGCTTACCAAGTTATTCCCGAGTCAGATATCAAACACATAGGAAGATAGTATGGATATAAAAGAAGCATTACGGATTGTGATAGACAACGTAGAAGTTAACGGCGACTACAATATCGAAAAAGCGATTACTGTCGTAGAGAATGCATTAGAGCTTCTACCAGTAATTAGCCACGGTGAGGGTCAGCCGTTCCACTACGTCGAAGAGTACGACGACGAGTTACACCCCGAGTGGGTTCGACGTGACGCTCTACACTCTAACCAACAACAATAGGAGGAAGTATGACTTCATTCGATTTAAACGGTGGCACTGCAGCGGAATGGGCAAACCACCAAATTGGAGAGATGATCTCTATTCTCATTTCAGAAGTTAGCGAATGGGAGCCTATGAGTGATCAAGGTGCGCACGACAAACGTAAGATGTTGTCTGCACTAGTTCGAAGGCAGAACGCTATGCTCGACTTAACAGGGGCCGATCGAATCTGGCAAGACCCAGAACACCTGCTAGGAACACTAAATGAAAACTACTAGGTTTGACTCAGCAGATAAACTTACGTGGGAGCCTATCATCGACGACGATACACAACAAGCGATGAACGACATGAGTGATATAGCTTATGTTGTAGATAGGGGGAGAAAGCCCTTCGTGTATGTGGGAAAGGGAAGAAGGCCACTTTCATATGCAGGAGACATTAAAGGTGCTATGGGACCTGTCGGATTATACATCTATACGATGGAAGATGACGACTGGATATATGTAGCGCATATGATCAGAGAAGCCGAACACCAGTGTTTTTTATTTCGACATAGAAAAGGAGAAAATTGTGGATAAAAGACATGGATCAGCCTACGACCGAGGGTCAGCCGATGCGTACTACCATCGACCCGAAGACCCTCACTACTACAAGAAAGCCAGCTACTCGTCGGATCGAGTAGACAAAAAAGATATGAGCGACGAACAGAAAGCTGAATATCTTTTAGGCTATTACGAAACGACAGACCGAAAAAACTTTGGAGAAACTGATGAAACGAGTTGATGTGATGAAAATGTGTGCGATTTGTAAAGACCCAATCGACGTACAGAAGACGCCCGAGGGGGTGGTGTTTTGGACTGAAGGCCACAACGCTATGCCAGTGGTCGAGGGACGATGCTGTACGAGCTGCAACTACTCGGTTGTGATACCCGCTCGACTCGGGAGGGCGATCAATGCCTAGAGAAGTAATCGAGTGGGAATGGGAGGAGGCGTTCGATAAGTTTGGATTCGGAGACGGTGACGGTTGGAACGGAACCGATATCGTCGCCGACTTTATCGAGAGCCTCGGATACGAAACACAGCGAGACGTGTGGGGGATTCATAACTATGTGATTATGGACGTTATGGTGAGATGTGGACCGATACAGATATCGATCATCCCACTGAAGACGAATATTAATTACGACAACCCGCACGACTATCTACCGAGAGACTTGGTTAGAGAATTGGAGGCAAGATTTGATTAACGCAGACTTATTTGAGTTTAGAAATTGGTTAGAGCAATGCCCGACTCACACTCCTGAAATAATCCAGGAGTTGAACGGGACAACATTTGTTGTGGTTTTTAGACCGAAAGAAGAGAGGGAAAGCTAAATCTTTTATATTCCTTTAGCTTACTCCTTTACTATGGCGGTACTCCCGCTAAGCTATACTTACGCCCCGCGTACGCGCGGGATTTTTTAATCGATAGAAAGGAGAAAGATGTGACGCGGATAGAAGAACTTGAAGCGCAAGTCGAAAAGCTAACTAGCCAATTAGCCGCTACCGAAAAGCTGCGAGTTGGTGAAAAAGCGGATATGGCCCGATACATAGGACATATCGTTGACGAAGTAACGAAAGAGTCTGGACCTGTAGATCTTGGTAAGATAGCTCTGGAAAGAAAGCGTTACGCGCCGGTTCGACAACAATTCGATTATATCGAATGGTACTTACAAAAACTAAAAAGTAAGTTATACGCAGAACATCTTCCAACCACTAACTAATAAAAAGGAGAAAGAATGCTTAAAGAAGCAAAACTTTACCGAAACGACGACGAAGGCTTGCCATTCGTACGCAGTGAGCTAGGAAAAGCTCTCGAACCGATAACCGGAATTTTTTCAGTATTGAAACACGCGAGAGGAAAGGAGTTCTTGAACGTGTGGAAGTCTGAATTCACTCACGACAATATTACCGACTGCTGGTTTGCAAGAACGTACAAAGATGAAGACGGCCAGACTAAGTACTTGATTGACGACGGAGAATGGTTCGAGGAGACCGCCACTTACGACCGTGTATACGGGATAAGTGACGAAGACTGGAAAACTGTCAATGAAGGTGCGCTGCGAGTCGAACTACAGTACGCCGAGACAGAAGGCATAGGAATGGTCATAATGAGTCCTCAAGGCTTACGAAAACTACGCGATAGCGAGTCTCAAGCCCACCAAGACTTATACCGTACATTGACACAACTAGCTGACGGTTCGATAGACGAGCGGTTCGAAATAAGGGACATGGTCATTCATAGAGAATTCGTAGGATACGAGGATGGCGACTTCGAAAAGAAAGAGTTCAAAAAAGTAACGAAACCAAATTACTACATTTGGAACTTTAAGACCGGAGTAGACGGTACGTTCATAACACCTCAGAAGTGGCACTACTACGACGAGAACGGCAACGTACACTGGAGCGAGAACGACAGGATGTGGGAAGACAACCACGGAAGATGTCACCAACCAGTGGAGCTGATCGAGTCGTTAATAGAATACAACTTACTATGGAAGATCACAGCAAACAACCTGATCTGAGTAGTTCTCCGAGCGGCCTTACGAGGCCGCTTTAAGAAACACTTAGTTTCATTAACCAATAGAAAGGAGAATTGTATGGAAACGATAGCTGCGAACGGAAACGCTCTCATCGATCATTACCTGAACGACGACTTCTGGGACTTGAACGAACCAGAATTTGAAAGGTGTTTAGAATATCCTAAAGAGGAAGAAGTGATGCGACTCAACCTTGGCGAGTTGGTTTCACCACAAAATTTTGTTCTTGATCTGGATAAACACCCAGATATACACAACGTCGACTACCACAATTTTGGCAGTTACGAGGTAATCATTTTTAGGTGGGTAGACCCGCGAGGGCTTACAGAGCTTGACTTGTATTATCCTGACAGATATTACAAATTCGATATCTGGCAGGGACAGACTATTAGTTACGAATTGTGCCGCTGGATTCCAGAGGACTAACAGAAAGGAAAAGAACGAAAGCTAATTCTTTTAAAGTTCTTTACCCGTACTGCTTTTACTCGCGGTAGTCGCGGGTTAAAATAACCGTAGCCCCGCGTAAGCGGGATTTATAAATTGATAGAAAGGTAGAAAGAACCAAAATGCAAAATTTAAAAATTGCTGATTTGACCGTAGCCGAAACACTTAGAGTAACTCCTGAGTTGATAAATATGCTGACGCAGGTAACTGCGAAAGAGTTTGGAAACTCACCCAACCTTGAGCTGACAGAGCTTGAGTTAGGGGATAGCGACCCGTGGGGATTTGGCGATAAAGCTATTTCACCCGCCCGAGTGGACTTGACTATGTTACGAAAAACTAAAGCGATGGAACCAGGAGATGAGATCGTAGTTAGTTTTAAAAGTGACGGAAGTACGAAAGTTGTTGGACTGATATACGACGGCCATGGTCACGCATACACTGCTAGAATCATCTAAGTAGTTCTCCGAGCGGCTTTCGAAAGGAGGCCGCTTTAAGAAACACTTAGTTTCATTAACCAATAGAGAGGTAGAAAGATATGGATGAAGAGCTAAGAAACATAGTGGACTACAACCACTTGTTCAAACTGGCTGAAGAACGGTTTTACAACAAGATCGCAGACCCAGAAGAAATGTTCGAGTCTTGGGCTCAGTACAACACTAAGATTGACCACCTTGGAGGAGCCTTATTGATTCATATGGATTACGGGTTTCTAGGGTCGACCGAGCACACCTACTGGGTGCTGTTGGAAAGCGGAGAAAGCCACACGATTGACAAACACACGTACAAAAACCTAAACGATGTGCTGTGGGAATGTTATTCAGAATCACCTTTCAGGGAGAAAGAACATGCCTGAAGAATTAATCGAGTGGGAATGGGAAGAGGCGTTCGATAAGTTTGGATTCGGAGACGGTGACGGTTGGAACGGAACCGATATTGTCGGCGACTTTATCGAGAGCCTCGGATACGGAGTCGAACGTGATTAC